TATTTCTTTAGTGACCGAAGTCAGGAACTATATTAACAACACTCCCTCTTTCATAGTTCTGGGGTTATTTCCAATTGTTTCACAAAGATAAGAACTTTTTTCAAACTGTCAAATATTTTTTTAAAATATTTTTCTGTGTCCTATAAATATATCCTCGTTTTGTAAAGTTATACAAAGGTAGTAAATTTTTTGGTCTTGTCAATACCCTGGTTAAGAATTTTTTTCCATAAACTCTCTGAATCGTTTCATCAACCCACTAACATACCATTTAACAGTACCTTCAGTTGAATCTACATTGTCAGCGATTTCTCTGTTAGATACTCCTTGCGACCTTAGAATCATAATTTGTTTTTCTTTTTCATTCAAAGTTTTCAAAAACTCTCCTAATATCTTTTTAACATCATTAACAGGGTTAATCTCTTGATATCTGTTTGATTGGGAAATTAGAGTTGGGTCAACATATTTAAAAGACTTTGCTTTTTCTGTTTGTCTTGACTTAACTAAGTCAATCATAGTATTACGAATGATTGTTCTAACCCAAGCCTCTAAATTACTATCACCTCTATATTGTTTAATACCTGTTATTGCTCTACCTAACCCTCTTGTTACAATAGCATCAATATCAGAATCATCAAATTTTTGGGATTTTGACCTAACGTATCCAAACATTTTTTTATAAAATCTATTATAAAATTCAGTTTGAGCTCTTTGGTCACCTTGCTTCATAAGTTGTACCAATTCAATCTCATCATAATCTTTCATAGATTCTTCAGATATGATTCTTTGAACTAGTTTTACAAGTTCAGATTCCGTAAGTCTTATTATTTTTCCCATACCAATATAAATATCCGAAAATATTTAATTGGCCGTCTTTTCTTTTAAGATGTTGGTCAGCATTGTTTTAAGTTGGTCTCCGATTGGAGTTGGGAAACTATCGATACTAAAATAACCACATTCAGTATGTTCAGAACCGTCCATAGCACCTTTTAAATCCGGCATCATTTCTTTATTTACCTCCATTAAAAAGGTATACATAAGACCTTTAACTTCACTACCGTCACGATTATGTCTTTTAATCATACCACATAACGTCAATGGTGAATTAACATTCAAGTTAGTTTCTTCGTGAAATTCTCTTACCGCCCCATCGATTGGAGTTTCATTCTTTTCAATCTTACCACCAGGTACTGACCATTCACCCGGTAAAGAACCTTCGTTGTTTCGTTTACACAACAAAACTTTGTCATTACATTTAACAACAACCCCTGAATATCTCTTTTTACCTATCATACAATATTTATAGTTATGAAGATAAATATAGGCGACAATGTTTTTAAAATCAAGTTAGCAGTTTCAGATAAAGAAAGAGCTAATGGTATGATGAAAAAAAGGTTCGATGACACCTTTAATGGTATGTTATTTATGGAAGAACCAGGAAACAATTGTTTTTGGATGAAAAATTGTATCATCCCGTTGGATATTATCTTTATCCAAAATAATATCATAACTAAGATACACCACAACTGTCCTCCATTAGAGGAACCTCACGGAGACAATTATCCTAATTATTGTGGTGATGGTAATTTAGTCCTTGAATTACAAGGTGGTACTTGCAAACAACTCGGTATAAAAGAGGGTACACCCTTGTCAATGTCGTTTTAAATTAGTATCCTTTGAAAAAAAAGTTATGGAAAAAATTTATTTCAAATCAACCTTGGAAAAAGTCAAAGTATTCCTAAAACATTTTATGTTCTATGTAGTATTTGTCTTATCCCTAATCGCAGGCTTTTCTGTCGGTTACCATTACAAAACCCTTGTGTCGTTAACTAAAAACAATATCTCAAAACCTGAAGTTGTTTTAAAAGAAGACATCTCCTTAGCAATTGATGAAACAAATAACCTTTTGGTCATCAACAAAAAAGACGGAACATATATCTTATATGAAGATAGTGTTGGAAGAACTATCTTTAACCTTTACGCAAAAAATATCTGGGGAGAACACAAATAAACCTATAAAACACTAATTATGAAACTATCAAACTTATTAAAATTTTGGTATGTTTTGATTTGTGGATTTGTATTACTTACTGGTTGGAGTGTTATTAACCGTGAAAGCGAGTTAGATACAAATACATTAAAACAAGCATCCCTTAAATCCGATTCACCGGTCTCACTTCAAACTTATTATTTGATTGAGAAGTACTCAACCCTTTATGAGGTTCCAAAACATATTGCATACAACGTAGCCTATTTGGAAACAAGATATAAAGGTCCATTTGATTGGAACTACAATCCATTCTTAACATCATCTGCAGGTGCCGTTGGAGCAATGCAGGTTATGGAAAAAACCGCAGAGTATATTACCAAAAAGAATATTAGGAAATCCACACTTAAGAATAACTTGGAACTTAATATCTCAACTAGTTTAAAACTACTTCAAGTATTACACAAGAAGTATAAGGATTGGTCTATCGCCTGTGGTTGTTATAACACAGGTTATCCTAAAGTTAATGATTACGCAACATTCTGTATCAGTAATCGAAACTATACTAAAAATTGGGAATTCTATGAATAACAAAAAACCCTCCTGATTGGAGGGTTTTTTTATTGACCTATTTTTTCTTTTAATAATCTAACAAACTCATTTTGAATCATCTTTGTAAATTTAACATAAGGTGAATCATCCGCCTCAGCATTGTATTTGTAATTACCTTTTGGTGGTCTGTTTGACCTTCCCAAGTAATTCAAACCAGATATATTAGTGATACATTTGTGTCCACCACTATTAGCCTGAATTAAATCCCAAGTTGAAACTCCAATCTGGTCTAATATAGACATTTCATCTTCAGTTAATTCTGAAAATGGTTTGTTCATTAACTCTCTAATCTTCATTAAGTACTCAGCACCATTCTCAACCGATTTGAACTTGTCACCATATAATGCAGTGAAGTCTTTAAATGTGAATCCAACTGACTCAGGATTAAAATCTTTACCTGATTCTGATATCCATTTAATAGTTGATAGAGATACTCTCTTTTCTTTCAGTTGTGCTTCCCATTTAGATAAAACCTCTTGAGCAATTTCACCTAAGTTAATTCCTTTCAACTCTCTTTCTTTTTTGAATGGATTACAAGACGCTTGTACTAATCCTAACGGCCAAGCAATAACTAAAAAGTCAGCCTCAGGGTTGTTTTTAAATGGTGTGTATCTGTCATAAGAACCGGGTTTCATCATTGAGCCTCCACCATATTGAACGATAATGTTATCACTAACGGTTACATTTGGATGAGATTTCATTTGACTAACATAGTCCGCTTTATTTTTTTCTAATTCAAATGGAGAAGGAAATTTCTTCTCAATCATCAATCTTCTAATAACTTGGAATATACTCATTAGTGATGGTTTACATTCCATAACTAATGTTTCTAAAAATCCTGGTTTGTTTTTGAACGCTAACAACAATTTGTTTACAACTAAACCCATAGTTGTTTTATTCTTTTGTAATGAAGATTCTTTATCAAAACGATAAATGTAATTCATTACCATTTCAGGTGTTATTTCATTTTTAGCGTAGTCAGCACTATCCACCATAGATATCAATGCAATATCTTTGTTTGGAAATATATCACCCGGTGATACCACCTGCGATATTGTTTCAACGTTTGAACGAGCTCCTCTAAACTGAGTTGATTTTGTATCTTCAGCACCAGCTTGTCTATCGTGGTGGTCTGTATGAATAACGAACATTGGTTTACCGTGTGCAAAGTCAACTAAGACCGGCATCACATCTCCTTGAGCGTCATTCTTCTTAACCGCAAATTCTTTGTCGCCATATTGGATAATGTGAGCACCAATAACATTGATACCATTATCCTCAAGGTATTTTTTCATTGCAATAGCGGTTGTAACTCCGTCCAAATCCTGATGAAAATATATTTCAGCCTTTGGATATCTTTTTGATAACTCATTAATATTTCTTAAACCACTTTCGTTTACTAATCTCTTCACTATTCCCAAATTAATAAAAAGTCCATACGATTATTATCACATTTCACCGAACCTAATCCCCAATGATTAACATCTTTAAAAGTAATTTCTTCACCATTATTCATAGTTATTTTTTCATTTAAAGAAATTGATGTCCCTCTTTTAACCGCCATACCGTTAACTTTTGGAACTCCTTTAACATTAGTAACTTCTAATGCAGATACTTTAGGTAACCCATAATTACTATGTTGTTTAATTAAATTGGTTAATGTGTTAGTACAAGTACTACCCATAATATCTTCACTAATCAATCCGTATCTTGAACGAATGTCATTTTTTTCTGATTCAGAAATTATTAATCTTTTTCCCATAATATTTGTTTTAGTTATAAATATCCAAGAAATAAAAAAAGAGGTTGTTAAACCTCTTTCATTTCTAATTTTAATTGTTTCTTTTGGTCGACAAACCCTTGAACTCTCTTTCGAGCAATCTCAGTATAGTTTGGAGATAGTTCAATTCCTATCCATTGTCTGTCATTAATTTCCGCAGCTACAAGACTTGTACCAGAACCTGCGAATGGGTCAAGAATCACATCATTCCTATAACTTAAAATCTTAATCGCTTTAGTAGGAATATCCATTGAAAAGGTCGCTTTAGTTAAAGACTTAGTGTCGGCGAAATACTTCCATTGTCCAAATACCAATTCCATAAACTCTTTTTTATCTTCTTCAAGGTAAACAGTTTTCTTTTTGATTGAACCATCTTCTTGTTCGATATCAGTTGGAACCCCTGTCCATTGTGGTTGACCTTTAACTTTCTTAATGTGTTGTTTCTTATAAGCCAAGATTACACATTCTTTTGGGTTATAGATATAAGGTGATGATGGGCTCATCCAAGAACCCCAAGCTGTTGTTTTACTTCTGTGGGGACTATCTTCTTCCAAATCAACAATACCAAAGAACTTGAATCCTACTTCTTTCATTATTTGATAAATTTCAGATACAAAAAATATTCTACCTCCCTTAGATTGTCTATTAATCTCGTAAGGAATGTTCAACGCAATTCTTCCATCATCCTTTAATACTTTGTAAGCTTCAGATAACCAATTTTTACTAAAAACTTTATATTCTTCAAACTCAACATCATCTTCGTGAACATCGTATTCAATCCCAACTCCATAAGGACAACTGGTGACAATTAAATCAATACAACCTTCAGGAAATTTTGACATTTCCTCAATACAATCTCCATTAATTATTTTTCCTGTTTCTATCATATACTTTCATTTAAATGGTACTCCCACTGTTCATCTTTCTTTATTGGTGTGATGTCTAAATCTAAAAACACTGCGTTTTGTTCACCAGCATATAAACCTATAATATTATAATCATAGAATTCTTCCGCCTCTTCCATAGTCATCAAATCCCTCTCACAAAGTATAGACAAAATTTTTGGTTTTGAATAGAGGATTCTTTTTCCATTTCCAAATTCTTCAACTATTCCTACAATTGCTTCTTCCAAACCATCTAATAATATGGCACCTTCAGCATATTCATCTATATCAACTATCATATTATAATTCTTTTTCTATTAAATCAGGATTCTTGGAATTAAGTTCTTCCATTATTTTCATTCGTTCTTTAAGTGTTTCCTGAATTAATTCGTGAGCCGGTTTACCCGCAACAACTTTAGTTTCAGTTGGTTTCTTTTTACCAAAAACTTTCTTAATAATTTTTTCAAAGATATTCATAGTTAGTTATTTTCTAAGTTATCAATTTTTCTTTGAAGATACCATAACGCTTTCTTAAGGTCTTGAAGTTCTTTATTCACTTCTTTCTTTCCCGCCCTTGAGATATACTTTACCGTATTACCAAGATGGAAGTCTAAGTCCCAAGCCTCAATAACTTTAATTGCTTCGTATGTATTATCTTCTCCACCATAATGTTGTGGGTGATTTACTTGTTCGTTCATATTATTCTTCTCTATATTCTTTTAACAATTCTTCGTCAGATATAAAATTAAATTTTTCTTTTAGTTTTGATGTATCAACATCATCATACATCATATGTAAAGTATCATTCAATGTTTCAGCCAAAGTTAAAGCGTCACTTATTACTTTGAGAATACAATATGGATTTGCATTTGATGCCGGTCTTCTATCTTCAAGATAACCTTTCCAAGTCTCACCAACAACCTTTGGAACTCTGATTGACGCTCCTCTGTCAGATACACCCCAACTGAATTTATCAATCGATTGTGTTTCAAACTTACCTGTCAATCTCAAATGATTATCAGAACCATAATTGTCAATATGAATTTGTTGTCTTGTTTCAAAAGCATTAAAGATTGATTTGAAGTAATCTTCTCCTCCAACTTCTCTCATTTTTTTGTTTGAGAAATTTGTATGTAATCCTGAACCATTCCATTCACCATTTAATAATGGTTTAGGATGTAATTCAATTTGATATCCGTGTTTCTCAGCAATTTTATAAAGGAAATAACGAGACATCCATAAGTCATCAGCCGCCATTACCATACCTTTAGCAAATACTTGGTATTCCCATTGTCCTAACGCAACCTCAGCATTGGTGCCTTCAACTCCAATACCATATTGTAAACACATATCCAAGTGTTCTTCGGTTAAACTTCTTCCAACCATTTGACCTCCAACACCACAATAGTAAATTCCTTGAGGGTCTATAACTCCACCGTTTTCAAATCCGATAATTGGTTTATTATGACCTGAGCGAATAAAATATTCTTGTTCAAATCCAACCCAAAAACTGTAATCTTCCTTACCTAATTTTGCTCTATCGTTTGACTCGTGAACGTTACCTTTACTATCCATAACTTCACAAAGAACATAAATTGTGTCAACGTTACTCAGGTCGGTATACATCCTAACGGGTTTAAGATAACAATCCGAAAAATGTCCTTCCGCTTGTTTTGTTGAACTCCCGTCAAACCCCCACTCAGGAATGTCAGATAATTCGTTGATTGGTTTGTTAATAATTTTAACTTTGCTTCTCAAATTTGGTTCTGGTGTATAACCATCTAACCATACGTATTCTAATTTTGTTTTCATATAATACTGATATAATATTTACCTATTTTTAAAGATTTTTTGTATCCATATTTAACACTAAACAATGGTTTAGTTGTCCAACATAATCCTCTTTCAAATATTCTAAACCATCCACCACTGTCACTAATCTGATAGAAAAACAATGTTTTTTTTCCCATAACAATCGAATATAATCTAATATACTCGTTTTTAATTCTATACGTTTTTAATGACATAGTACTCTTTTGAATATTTTGATTCCTCAACCAGGTTTTCTTCAACTAACTGATTGATGATTTCTTTGGTCTTCTCCATATTTTCTTTTAAAATGTATTGGGAGATATAACCAATGTGGATTGGTTGTCTTAATTTAGACAACAATAAATCAAGTTGTTTCTTGTCCATAAGATTCTTTTAAAAATTGTTTGATTTCGTTATCGGATAAACCTTTTTGATACATCTCATATACTTTGGATGATTGGTTATCCATAAAGATTAAAGCGTCGGCTTTAAATAGACTTTTGAGGTTGTTGTCGCCCTCAAGATATGTTTTGATTGTTTCTGAGGTAACAAATCGTTTATTAAATCCCATATTATTTAATTTACACAAAAATAAAACATATAAACCGATTTGTCAAAACTATGCGTGATATTTTTTTATGCTTTCTAATCTTACACTCTGTAAGACATACGACATAAGTTTTCTTTTAAACAAAGGTATTAAAGTTTCATCCATTGGGTATTCACCCGATGCTTTCATTTCAAACACCGGTGAGTTTTTCTTTTCTTTTTCTTCAAACGTTGAGAAATTTTCAATAATCTGATTGAGAGTCAATTCTTTCTTATCACTCTTATAGATTAAAGATAAGTCGGTATGATGTTCATTTGAGTTGGGTGCGATTTCCATAATAGTATACTCCCAAACATAAACTTGTCCGGACTTCTTATCACCAAAGGTTAAAAACCCTCGGCCATTTTTCATATATTTTTTATTCTTCTTTAACGAGATTGATATGGTATCGTAGATGATACTCCAATAAGATTTAACAATGTTAAAGTAATCAAAGAATTTAGATGCAGAGTATTTTAAAATTGAATCAACTTCCTTAATCTCAGGTTGCTCTAACTCAGGCATTTTTTTGGTTAACAAATCTTTTAACAACAACTCATCATCACAGGTCTTGAATACCTTATTAGTATATAAGATAACATTTTCCTTGATGATGGTTTCCATACTCGCCAAATGTAAAGATAACTCAATAAAAGAAGGGTATAACTTATTTTGTTCTAATAACTCATCAATTTTCTTAAAATACCCTAAGAGAACATATTTCTTATGTTCAAAATCAATTGGCTCTTGAACCAACCAATCGGTATCCATTATAAATTTAATATTTTTATCTTCCCCTTTTCTCATTAGGTTCTTCTATTTTTTAGAATGATAAACATAAACGGGGAAATTTGTAGGGTTTATTCCACCCTCATAACATAAAGTTCCTCACCATTAACATTCACAGTATCATATGAACCATCATAATGATTTAATAAATGTCCATAACCATCAGTATCTATTAAATCCTGAACCATACTATCTTTATCAACATAATCTTCAATTGACATACCCCAATCTTTCATATAGTCGATAATATTTCGTCTAGCATTATTAACAAATTCGTCAACTTTATCTTCAATCATACTTTCAGTTGGTTCATTACTTGGAACAATATCATCAATATGATTTTGTAAGTCATCTATTTGTTCTTGTATATCATCATACATTCTTGAATACTCTTCAGGGTCTTCAATCTCATCTTCTAATCTACTTTGTCTTTCTTCTAGTTCTTTAATCTGACTTTCATATTCTTCTATTTGATTTTCTTGGTCAGATGTTAATTCATAATCATCATCATCAAAATAAACATCAGGATTTTCTCTAACATCGTAATCATAATGCTCTCTAATAACATCTAATACTTGTTCTTCATCAATATGGTTTTCTAAAAAACTTTCATTAAAATTAGATAACCCATCATCAATCATTTGATTAGCCGCGTCTTCAGCCGATTTTTGAACATCATCTTCAGTTCCAACAGCATATTCTCGACCTTCAAATTCATCATTACCCACTACCTCAAATAATGTCATATCATAATGTCCGTAAGTCTTTGGAACCAAATGATAAACATCTATCATATCATTGATTTCATTAATTTCATCTTCAGTTGCTTCAATCTCAGCATATAAGTCAGTTAAATCTTTACCT